CGCTCTTAGAGTGTCCATTGAATGAGGATGACTATGAAAATAAGATGCATCAAAAGGATGAAACTTATGTCCGTTTGAAGCATGCTCGTGCAATTAATAGTCGTTCTGACAGGTTCAAGGTGTATAGTGGCCCCTTTTTCAAGCAGGTTGAAAAAATTGTTTATGAACATCCTGCATTTATCAAGTATGTGCCTGTCAAAGACAGACCTAAATTCATCCGTGACCGTTTGTTTGCCTCTGGAGGGGTTTACATTTCAACGGATTATGAAGCTTTTGAGTCCCTGTTCACTAAGGAACTCATGCAAATTGTCGAATTTTGTCTATATAGGCACATGGCTAAAAATCTCCCCAATCGTGATGACTTGATACATCACATCGAGTCGGCGTTAGGTGGCACAAATGTTTGTAAGAACAAGTTCTTTAGTGTCACTGTCCCTGCCACTCGTATGTCGGGAGATATGTGCACCTCACTCGGCAATGGGATCACCAATCTCATTGCCATGGAGTTTGTACTTTGGTTATTGGATTCGCGGGGTATTGGCGTTGTCGAAGGTGATGATGGTCTATTCCGCGTCGACGGTCCTATACCAACTGATGAGCATTTCCGCGCGATAGGCTTGCGGATCAAGATTGAGGTCCATAATGACCTGTGCTCAGCCTCTTTTTGTGGTCTAATATTCGATGAGATTGACTTGGTTAATATAGTCGATCCTGCTAAGGTCTTGGCACGATTTGGTTGGATATCAGCAAAATACAGGTGTGCTAAGAGCAGTACAAAACTCAAATTGCTAAGATGCAAGGCTTTGAGCCTTGCGTATCAGTACCCAGGTTGTCCAATTATTGGTGAATTGGCACGTTACGGTTTACGTGTAACACGGTCGATAGATGTGCGTGGCTTTGTGTCGCAGTCTCGTAATCTGGGGTCTTATGAACGTGATCTCCTTAGCAAGGCATTGTTGGCTGATGTCCCTTACTCCGAGCCAACGATGCGCACCCGCATTCTGATGGAAAATGTTTTTGGCATTACATTGGAATTACAGCGAAAAATAGAAGGTTATCTCCAGGGGCTCAATGATTTGGTTGAGCTCGACATCCCGCTTGCCGATATGTTCATGCCTGCAGTCTGGTATGAATATTACAATGATTATGTTGTAGTGCAAAATGTCGATCTTCATGGTGCTTACTTCGGTGTTATTCAAGGTTTTGAGCCGGAGTTTTAGGTGTCCAC